GAATACTTAGCTATGGCATTAAATGATGCTGTTATTGATGTGAATGAGTACAGAGCAGAGTTAGGACTTGAACCGAAAATGGATAGCGGTAAAGAAGAAATTATATCTGATAAATTATTAAACGCTCAACTTGCATTACGTGGAACGGTCGGAGGTGTTGAAGGATTGATAGGGTTAAATACAGCCGTATCGTTGGGGCAGTTGAACAGAGAAAGTGCGATTGCTATTCTTACGAATGTTTACGGCTTCGATGTAACGGTTGCCAATCAAATGATAACTAACACACCGATAACACCAACAGCGATATAGTAAAAAAAAAATTGCGAATACTTTTTGTATTTATTTTTGAAAAGAAATGGAAGAAGCGAAAAAACATATACTAAGTGAAGTCGATAAGAAGTCGGCTCATTACTCAGTTAAAAGTGCTGATGCAAACATTTTAGATGTTAGCACATCGTCCCGTATCGTTACGGGCTTTTTCAATTCTTACAACTTCTTTGATTCAGATAAGGATGTGTTAATAATGGGTTCGGCTAAGAAGTCAATCGAAGAGCGCGGTGTGAATAGCACAGCAGTAGCAAAGATTAAACACGCATTGAACCACGACCTGACGACCTTAGTAGGTAAGTTGCAAGTGCTGGAAGAAACAACTAAGAATGGAATTACTGGTATTTATTTTGAATCTAAGATTGCCAATACAACACTTGGGAATGATACTCTTATCAATTATAAAGAGGGCATATACGACAATCATTCAATCGGCTTTAAGTACAATCAACTCTCTTTAATAGAGGCAGAGAAAAGCCCCGTTGCGTGGAATGAAGTATTGAGCAAGCTGGTAAACCCACAAGAAGCGGAGAAGTTCGGGTACTTATACTTAGTAAAAGAAATAAACCTTTTCGAAGGTTCAACTGTTGCCTTCGGTGCAAACTCTTTAACTCCATTCTTAGGCGTTAAGAGCGGCAACAAAGAATCAATAACATTAGCATTAGACAGCAAATTAAATCAGTTGATGCACACCGTTAAAAACGGCTCTCAATCTGATGATATGATGCACACACTTGAACTGCAAATAAAGCAGATTAAACAAGTGTTAAAAGAGATTGAAGTAGCTGAAACCTTTGATAAGCCCACACTTGCAAAAGTGCCGAGCGAAGCAAAATCAAGCGAACCGATAAAGCCAAAATTCGACGTAAATCAAATCATTAAAAATCTAAATTTCTAAAAAATGGAAGCACAAGACCAAAAAGCGTTAGTTGACGCAATCAACATTGAAGTTGGTAAAAAACTTGATGCGGTGAAAGCCGAATCATTAAACGAAGTAGCAAGTTTAAAAGCCGAATTAGAGGCAGTTAAAGCAGCTAAAGAAGAATTAAAAAGCGAAGTGAACGGTGAGATTGTTAAATTGAAAGCAGCTAATGAGGCAGCCGTAGAGAAAACAGAATCTTACAAATCACTTGCTGACTTATTCGTTGACGGTTACAGAGCAATCGTTAAAGAAAACGGTGCTAACATGAAAAAGAAAGGGTTTAGCGCTCAGATGAATGTTAAAGCTGCTGGTACTATGACCACTGCTAACATCGATGCTGTTGGTACTAACTCAATTCCTTATCAATTAGCTTCTTTTTCAACTGGCTTGGTAACAACTAAGAGAAGAAGACCTTTCATCATTGACCTTACTAACTTCGGTCGTACTGACAAGATGTATGTTCAATGGGCTGAGATGGCTAACAATGATCCTGGTACTGCTGGCATGACTGCGGAAGGTGCTGCTAAGACTCAAGAAGATTTCGACGTAAACGAAAAATCTGCGAAAGTAGAAAAAGTAACGGCTTACACTAAAGTATCAATGGAGATGTTAGACGATGTTGCTTTCATGGAAGCAGAAATCAGAAACAACTTAATTGAACTTATTGCATTGAAAGCTGATAGCGGTGTATTAAGTGGTAACGGTACTACTCCGAACTTGAATGGTATCATTACTCAATCAACTACTTATGCTGCTGGTTCTTTTGCCGGTACGTTTGGTACTGCTGCTAACAACTTCGATGTATTGCGTACTGCAATCAACCAAGTTGAGGCTGCTAACTACTTACCTTCTGCAATCGTGTTACACCCAACAGATGCTACATTCATGGAGTTGACTAAAGCAACTGATAACGGTTATGTTGCACCTTCATTATTCGTAGTAAACAACGGTGTTACTACTTTCGCTGGTATTCCAGTTATTAAAAACACTGGTATAACTGCTGGTACTTTCTTACTTGGTGATTTCTCTCAAGTGAATGTTAGAATGAGACAAGATGCTACTATCTCAATGGGTCATGAGAATGATGATTTCACTAAAAACTTAATCACTATCCTTGCGGAAATGAGATTGGTTTGCTACGTGCCGTCTAACAGAGTTCTATCTTTGGTTACTGGTTCATTCGCAACTGCGAAAACAGCGTTAAACGCATAGTTAATAGGGTGAGGAATTAAAACACCTCACCCTTTAATTTTAAAACTATAAAAAATGGCTAAGAAAGTAAAAGAAGTAGAGGTTATCGAAGTTGCAGAAGTTGCTGCTATTGTTGGCGACGTGTCAATTAAAATAATCAAAGATACTCAACACCTTAAAAAAGGTGAGGTGTATAAAGAAAGCGGCGATATTGCTTCGTTATTAGTAGCGAAAGGTATTGCCGAAATAATCTAAAAAAACACTTTTGTTTGTTTGTTTTGTTTGGAGGTGGGCGGTAAAAAACCCACCTTTTTTTTAAAGATAAATTTATAATTATGGCATCAATATTAGTTAAAACAACAGACTTCACTGGGCTTTATTACATCGCTCAAACAACATACACTACACCAATATTGCAAGCCTATATTGATGAGTTTGAAAAGACCTACATTCGTAAATTGTTAGGCTTAGAGTTAGGCGACTTGTTCATTGCATCGGTAACAAACTACGCGCCAGTTGGTGCGAGATACCTTAATGTGTTTAACCCTTTGGCAATTCAAGTAAGTGGCTTAAATAACGGTGTTAGTCTATTGCAAGAGTATTATACAGAGGGCAGAATATTCGAGAGTAGAGGGATGAAAGAAATATTGAAAGGCATTATTTATTGCTTATACGTACAAGGTACTCAGGCGCATCATTCACAGAGCGGTGTTGCTAAGTCTTTAGCCGATGTAGGTATAGTAATGACGGGAGAGAATGCAGCGCGTATGGGCGAGATTAGACACAATGGAATCATATCCGATTGGGAGGCGGTTCAATACTATATTCACGTGAACGCGGCAACATATCCTGAGTACGATGGCTTGCAATTACAACCTAAATACAGCGCGATATTATGATGTATAAAACAGATATAATAGATTACTTGAATAGCGTACTAACTGCGGTGAATAAGACCGTAACAATTACGGCAACAAGTAACCCAAGCGCGGGCGTTTATACCATTACCGTTGATGATGTTAAATGGATTCAACCAAGCATAGTGCTATCGATAGGGAATAATGATTACACCGTAAGTTCGATTTCGGGCTGTGTGATTACTCTAAGTGGTAGTGCTGCAATAGTTGTTAATTCATTCACGTTGCCAACGGTTTACTTTTTTCATGGAACGGTTAAAGAAACCAACATTACTTTAACTAAAAGGCAGTTCGATACACAGAAAACACCGCTGGTTTATTTGCTTGAAATATTTAGCGAAAGGTTCAATGAAGATGTTGATGAGTTTGAACGCGTTAGTGATTTGCGTTTGTTTTTTTTAACTCACGCTAACTTTGAAGCGTGGGAAGTTGATGACTTTTACACGAATAGCATCAAGCCTATGCAACGATTGGTTCAACATTATATTGATACGTTGAATAAGCAAGTTAGAGTTCAGCAGATAAGAGATTACGAATTAACTAACCTTTCGCGTTTTGGTGTTTACGTCAACAACAAAGGCTTTGAATCAACATTGTTTGAGGATAAGTTGAGTGGTGTTGAGTTGAGAATATCGCTTGAATTAAGAAAGCCGACCGATTGCGGTGGGTATTGCTAACAAAAAAAATTGGCAATTATAAATTGAATTAAATTTGATGAATAATAATAACTTTTAAAATTTAAAATTATGGCAAATTGCTGCAGTCTTACAGTCGCTAACACAGGGTTTGGCTGTACCCCTATCATGGAAGTGGTAGAGAAATTCATCGAAGTATCGTACTTTAAAAACGATGGTACTATCAATGAAATTGATTTGACAGATACATTTAACTTAGCTTATTTTACCGCATTGGTAAATAACGCTGATGAAACTTTACGCTGGTATCCATTGCCGTTCGTTAAGAACATGGTAGATGAGCGCGCAGATTCTGACTTTGAAACTTTTGATGACAAAACTAAAATTGAAAGACAAGTTGGTATTCGTTCAGTTAAAACAATGATTACTACTTTAGGAAATAACGCTGGTGCTGTTTCTCCTCAAATGGTTGGTAAGATAAACGATAAGAAATGTAAAGTTTCGGGCTTGTTTGGTATTACTAAATCAAAACAATTAGTAGGTGAAATGATTAATGATGGTTACTTGGCGCCAATTAGAATCGACAACGGATCTATTTCTGCTAAATTAATCAAGACTGGCTCAGGTGCTACGACTCAAAAAATTGACTTAGCTTTCGATTGGCATTTAGATGTACAAGATGAGAGATTGAGAACATTGGAAGCAGACGAAATGAGCACAGATATTAGCTTGTTAAACGGCTTATTAGATGTTACTTCAACATACAGCGCAATCGGTCAAACATCATTCAAAGCGACTTTGAAAACACAATACGGTTCATTCTTGAACCCTGTATTAGTTGAAGGCTTGGTTGCTGGTGATATGGCTCTTTACAATGTAACTGATAGTGCTTCGGTAACTATTACATCTATTGCTGAAAGTCCTGATGGAACGTATCAAATCAACTTTGCTTCGCAAACGGTTGCTGATGTGCTTCGTTTAACCATCACTAAAGACGGTTACAACTTTGCATCAGTAACAGCGAATACTATTACAATATAATACACTAAGGGGAGGGCTTCGGCTCTCCCTTTTTAAAACTAAAAAAATGGCAGCAGAAAATGAATTTTTAAAAGTTGGTGGTGTAACCTTCGCGCTTTACGGTGTTGCTGGTTTAACTAAAGATGAATTTGTATCGATATACAAAGGCACTCCACAACTTACTGATGGCTTAGATAAGATTTGGGCGACCTTAAAAGCGGAGTGCAAAGCGAAAGGTATAGTGTGGGCAGAGGATGCGTTAAAAGAAGCGCCAGCAAACACAGACCTACAAGTAAAGCCTAAGAAGAAAAAGAAAAGCGATAAGTAAACAATGAAGGCCTTAGCGGATTTATTGAAAAAGATTAGTCGCATTGAAACTAAGGCGGACAGATTGTTTGTTAAAATATTGAAAGATAGCAACGTACAAGCGCAGATAATTGATTTCAATTTAGAGCAAATGTACGAGGGCGGTATAGATAGTGAAGGTCGTTCTTTGGGTGAATATGCCACGATAACGGTGCAATACTACAAGCCTTTAGCGCGAAGTTTGGGCAACGATGGCAGGACAGACCACATCACGTTAAAAGACACTGGAGAGTTTTATAAATCATTTAGGATAAAAGTAGAAAATGACGGGTTCAAAATCACAGCCGACACAATCAAAGAAGATACGGATTTGGCGCAAATTTACCCCGATGTTCTTGGGCTTACTAAAGAGAGCAAGCAAATGGTTAGTGAACTTATTACACCGTATTTTATTGAAAGCATACGCAAAGAACTATTGGTGTAGTATTGAGGAGATGCCTATTTATAACTGGTTAAAGTGGCACGAAGATAAGGACGATAAGTGGCTAAGTAAAAAAGGCAAAGCTGGGTTACTTACTTCGTACTTCGGTAACCAGGTAATGACTCAATTTATAGATCGTTTTGGCTTTAGTGAAACATTCATAAAGGCTTTAGAAAAGGAAAAAGAATTGGTATTGTTACAGGCACGAATGGCAATAACAGAGGATAGAAGTTTGAGCGCGTTCATTAAGATTTGTCAAATAGAGATTGAAGCATTGAGAGCAGAAACGCAAGACAGAAGCGACTTTTACGAGATTAA